GCCGACCGCAACATGGAAGCGGAACGCGACGAGATCCGGGCCGCCCTGCTCGCCAACCTGGAGCCGGTGCTCCTCTCCGTCTTCCCCGCCGGCAAGAAGAGGCGGGGCAAGTTCCACATCGGCGATGTGCTGGGCAGCCCCGGCGACAGCCTGGAGGTGGTACTGGCCGGCGACAAGGCCGGACTGTGGACCGACCGCGCCGACGGCAGCGGCGGCGACCCATTCGACCTGCTCGCGGGCCACTACAACCTGGATGCACGCAGCCAGTTCCCGGCCCTGCTGGACCGCTGCCGCGACCTGCTCGGGATGGTGCGCAACCAGCCGCCGCGCAAGACCCGGAAGGGTCCTGCTGTCGATGACCTGGGCAAGGCCACGGCCAAGTGGGACTACCTCGACGCCGATGGCCGGCTGATCGCCGTCGTCTACCGCTACGACCCGCCCGGCGGCAGGAAGGAGTTCCGGCCCTGGGATGCACAGCGGCGCAAGATGGCCCCGCCCGAGCCCCGGCCGCTCTACAACCAGCCGGGCATGGCGGCCGCCGACACCGTGGTGCTGGTGGAGGGCGAGAAATGCGCCCAGGCCCTGATCGGATCGAGCGCCTGCGCCACCACGGCCATGCACGGGGCCAAGGCGCCGGTGGACAAGACCGACTGGTCACCCCTCGCCGGCAAGGCCGTGCTGGTCTGGCCCGACAAGGACAAGCCGGGCTGGGAGTACGCGATGGCCGCTGCTCAAGCCGCCCTCACAGCCGGGGCGAAGTCCTGCGATGTCCTGCTGCCCCCTGACGAGAAACCCGAGGGTTGGGATGCGGCGGACGCACTCGCCGAGGACTTCGACGTGGCGGGGTTCCTCGCCGCCGGGCCGAGGCTCAGCATCAAGCCGGCCGAGGCCCTGCCGACCCAGGAGGCCTCGGTGTGGGCCACCGACGATGCGCTGGCGCTGGCCTTCTCCGGACGCTACGGCTGTGACTGGCGTTACTGCGCCGCCTGGGGCAAGTGGCTGCTCTGGACCGGCCAGCGCTGGCAACCCGACGAGACCCTGCTGGTCCACCACCTGATCCGCGCCATCTGCCGCGAGGCGGCCCTCAAGGCCGATTCGCACCGGCTCGCCGCCAAGCTTGCGGCCAGCGGCACGGTGGGAGGCGTGGAACGCCTGGCGCGCACCGACCGCCGGCACGCCTCGTCGTCGGACGAGTGGGACGCCGAACCGTTTGCCCTCAACACACCCGGCGGCGTGGTCGACCTCAAGTCGGGCCGGCTGCGCCCGCACGACCGGGCCAACCGGATGACCAAGCTCGCCACGGCCACTCCGCGCGGCGACTGCCCGGGGTGGCGAGCCTTCCTGAACGACGTCACGGGCGGCGACCGGGTGTTGCAGGACTACCTGCAGCGCATGGCCGGCTACTGCCTGACCGGCTCGACGGCGGCACACGCCCTGTTCTTCCTCTACGGCACCGGGGCCAACGGCAAGAGCGTGTTCGTCAACGTGGTCGCCACCATCCTGGGCGACTACGCGACCAACGCACCCATGGACACCTTCATGGAGGCCAGGGGCGATCGGCATCCCACCGACCTTGCCGGCCTGCGCGGGGCGCGCTTCGTGTCCGCCATCGAGACCGAGCAGGGCCGGCGCTGGAACGAGTCGAAGGTGAAGGCCATCACCGGCGGCGACAAGGTGTCGGCCCGTTTCATGCGCCAGGACTTCTTTGAGTACCTGCCCCAGTTCAAGCTCCTGATTGCCGGCAACCACAAGCCCGCTATCCGCAACGTGGACGAGGCGATGAAGCGGCGCCTGCACCTCATCCCCTTCACAGTGACCATCCCCTCGGAGCGGCGCGACGGCCGGCTCACCGAGAAGCTGCTCGCCGAACGGGACGGCATCCTCGCCTGGGCGGTGGCGGGCTGCCTCGCCTGGCAGCGGGACGGCCTGCAGCCGCCGCCCGCCGTGGTGTCGGCCACCGACGAGTACTTCGAGGCGGAGGACGCCCTCGGTCAGTGGATCGAGGAGCGCTGCGAACAGCATCCCGAGGCGCGGATATCCACCTCCGACCTCTACACAGACTGGCGGGAATGGGCGGAACGGGCCGGCGAGTACGTCGGCTCCATCAAGCGCTTCGTCGAGACCCTGCTCTCGCGGGGCTTCGAGCGCACGCGCATGCACGGCGGCATCCGCGCCATCAAGGGACTGATGACGCGCCCCAAGCCCTACAACCACAGCTACCACGACCCCATGGACTGACCCGGTGACGGATGGAGACAGTCCTGCCGATTAACCCGTACACGTGCGCGCACACGCATAAGGGGATGACCGTCAGGACCGGCACCATCCGTCACCAGCCCGAAAAGGAGCGACAGATGAACCAGACCCTACTTGCCCTCGACCTGGGCACCCACACCGGCTGGGCCCTGCTGGGCCGCGACGGCCGCGTCACCAGCGGCAGCGAATCCTTCAAGCCGCAGCGCTTCGAAGGCGGCGGCATGCGCTTCCTGCGCTTCAGGCGCTGGCTCGCCGAGATCCGGCAGTGCGCGGAGGGCGTCGACCTGGTGGCGTTCGAGGAGGTGCGCCGGCATGCCGGAGTGGATGCCGCCCACGCCTATGGCGGCTTCATGGGACAACTCACCGCCTGGTGCGAACACCACGGCATCCCTTACCAGGGCGTGCCGGTCGGCACCATCAAGAAGCATGCGACAGGCAAGGGCAATGCCGGCAAGGAGGCGATGATCGCGGCGGCGGTCGAACGCGGCCACAGCCCCCGCGACGACAACGAGGCGGATGCCCTGGCGCTGCTCTACTTCGCCATCGAGCTGCGGGAGGTGTGAGATGAAGATCCCGGCACAGCACTACCGCTGCCCCCTCGGGCGCCTGCAGCCCCAGGCCGTCGACCTGGAGGCCATCAAGGAGAACGGCTGGCGCGACCAGCACATCCTCGTGGTGTCCGAGCAGGATGAGCGGCTGGACTTTGTCGAGCGCGAGTTCATCCGGCGCATCGGCGAACGGCTCTACGGGGAGGGACGCCATGGCTGACTGGACCATCGAGGAGATCGCGATGCGTTTCGAGGAGACCGCCGACACCGCCCGCCGGCTGCCGCGCGTGCGGGTGCAGGGCTACTTCAGCGTGTGGCCGGCCTTCGTGCGCGAGGACTGGGAGCGCTTCAGCGCCGACGACCACGAGTACCGGCCGCTCCCGCCGTCCCCCGAGGCCATCGAGCGCATGCTGGAGGCAATGCGCTGGGTACAGTGGTTGGAGGAGGAGCAGCGCCACCTCGTCTGGATGCGCGCCAAGCGTTACGAGTGGAAGGACATCTGCCGACGCTTCGGATGCGATCGCACCACGGCCTGGCGACGGTGGAAAAGGGCGCTGGGAATCGTGGCGACCCGGCTGACCACGAAGGGTTTGCCAAATTTTGGCAAACGTCCTATGGTTGGGCCATGAGCACGATGAACATCTCACTTCCCGACTCCCTCAAGTCCTTCGTGGACGAGCAGGTCGTCCAGCGCGGCTATGGCACCAGCAGCGAGTATGTGCGCGAGCTGATCCGCAAGGACCAGGACCGCACCCGGCTGCGCGGCCTGCTACTGCAGGGCGCCGAATCCGCGCCCGGGAAACCTGCTGACGCAGCCTACTTCGGCGGCCTGCGCGATCGAGTCCAACGACGCAAGACGGGGTGAGGCACGCCAGGCCCATCATCCCGCGCGAACTGGCCAGCCGGGATGTCGAGGAGGCTGTCGACTACTACCTGACCGAAGCGGGCGAACAGATCGCGCTCGGCTTCATCGAATCGCTGAAGCAGGCCTACCGCCACATCGCCAGCCAGCCGGCCAGCGGCTCGCCACGCCATGCCCACGAACTGAACCTGCCGGGCCTGCGCTCCTGGCCCTTGCGGCACTATCCCTACCTCATCTTCTACGTCGAACTGTCCGACCGCATAGACGTCTGGCGCGTACTGCATGGTCAACGCGACATCCCGGCGTGGCTGCACGATGATGTGGACGACCAGGGTGATTTGACATGAATTGGCGTGAATGCGGGCAGCATGGCGGCAATGAAGGGTCATGGGCGCTTTTTGGGCGTGCAACATCCCGGCCGGATTTGCCATAGGATTTCGTTAACGTCGGCCAGACGACCCACCTCCCTGACCTTCCGCAACGGAAGGTTTTCCTGACCACCTGCGGGTGGTCATTTTTTTTGAGCCCGATGGCCGGCAGAAATCCGATGGGTCCTTCCTGTCGCCTTCGCCATGCGGGAGGCGCGAGCGCGGCCCTTCGATAGTGTCCGACTGCAAACCAGGGTTTGCAGGGTTTGCAGGTTTGCACCCGGGCAGCAACGACCTCTGCGGCCCGTGGCGGGGCTTTACTCCTTTCAACCGCCCGGCCGCCCCACTTGGAATGCACGAATCGAACATGCTCAACGTCGAGTACCGCCAGGTCGCGACGCTGATCCCCTACGCCCGGAATCCGAGGACGCACACCGAAGAACAGGTGGCCAAGATCGCCGCCAGCATCGTCGAGTACGGCTGGACGAATCCGATCCTGGTGGACGGCGAGAGCGGCATCATCGCCGGCCACGGCCGTCTGGCTGCCGCCCGCAAGCTGGGCCTCGGCGAAGTGCCGGTCATCGAACTGGCCCACCTGTCGCCGACCCAGAAGCGGGCCTACGTGATCTCCGACAATCGCCTGGCCCTGGATGCCGGCTGGGACGACGCGATGCTGGCACTGGAACTGGCCGAGTTGTCCGAGGCGGGGTATGACCTCGCGCTCACCGGCTTCGACGATGCGGAAATCGAGCTGCTGCTGGCCAACGATGTCGCCGTCGGCGATGAACGTGATCAGGCGCAGGATACCGACGAGCCCGATGCGGCAAACAATGTGCCGGAGGCACCCGCCGTACCGGTTTCCCGCCCGGGCGACGTCTGGCGGTTGGGTCAGCACCGACTGATCTGCGGCGACGCCGCCGAGCCGGCTGTGGTCGCGGCGCTGATGAACGGCGAGCAGGCGGCACTCTGCTTCACGTCGCCGCCCTACGGCAGTCAGCGCGACTACACCAATACGATCACCGACTGGGATGGCCTGATGCGCGGCGCGTTCAACGGCCTGCCGATGGCCGATGGCGGGCAGGTGCTGGTCAACCTGGGGCTGATCCACCGCGACAACGAGGTGATCGCGTATTGGGACGGCTGGCTGTCCTGGATGCGCACCCGGGGCTGGCGGCGCTTCGCCTGGTACGTCTGGGACCAGGGGCCGGGCATGCCCGGCGACTGGGCAGGGCGACTGGCCCCGAGTTTCGAGTTCGTGTTCCACTTCAACCGGCAGA